CAACGGAATACAAGAAGCCCCAGAAAATAAGTAAGTTTTCTCAAGGCTTCAACCACACCCTCCAAACACTGCCCACATGGCGTGAATCTGAACTACCTACAGGTAATCAGAACAACATCAGGAACTATTACAAGCTAAGAGACATTTGGGGTGACCCTCCACTTGTGGACATTAATCATGACTTTGTTCATGAAACCATTGCTGAGTTAATTGAAAGTACTGGGAACAGTACAAGTACAGCTAACCGTGCAATCTCTACAGTTAAGAAGGTACTAACGCTATGCGCTAGGAGTGGTTATCTCAAAGGTGTACCTGTCATTGAAAAGCTCAAAGAAGGTAAACGTAGACGGCCTTCGTTTTATTCAAAAGAGCAAGTAGACCGTCTAGTACAGATTGCCCAAGGACGTGGTGATGATGCACTTGCACAAGCAATTGAACTCAGTGCATACAGCGGACTAAGGCAAGCTGAATGTAGACGTTTACATGTTGACGACATTGACTGGCGTAACAACGTCATGTTGGTTGGAGGTACAGCAGCTACACGAACGAAAGGACGTAACTACCGAGAGGTTCCAATTCATCCACGACTAACGCCATTGCTTAAGTCACGGACAGGAACTGATCGTGGGTATCACGACATCATCTTTGATGAGTTTCCTAACCAATGGAACTTGCATCGCAGATGGAAGCATGTGTTACGTCACATGAATAGAGAAGACCGCACTGTTACGGAACAGCACTACTGGAAGACTCTTCGGAACTCTTTCATTACGTGGGCACTAGATGACGGCGTGCCTTCTATGAAGGTCAAAGGTTGGGCAGGGCACTCCTCTATCACTGTGACTGAGGGTTATTACAGCCAAAACAACAGTCAAGATCATGACCTGATGTCACAACTGTAGTTGCGACTATTGGATCAAGAAAACAGGGATACCTCACCTGTCAAGCTTCAAAAACCCCTCTTCAGATAAGCTGAGAACGTAGCGGGGGCGTGGCGGAATCGGTAGACGCACGCGACTTAAAAAGGCGTGTTTCTACTGATTCACATGCGGACAGATTAAGGACGCATCCGTCACACTCACTGCGCCGCAGTACTGTCCACAAATGAATAGGGGAAAAACACGAATCTAGTGCGTCTAGCACAAATTATTTAGATGCCAACACCCGCCCAAATTGATGAGCAAATCGCGCTCGAAAGGGAACAGATCAGACAAGGCTTAGAACGCCTCAGAGACAACACGATCAAGCTTCAGGACAAAGAGTATGCAAGTGCTTCTGTCTACGGTTGTAGCTCCATACAAGAGCTGCTGCCTAAGGCTATTGAGCAGATCAAGGACACAGCTGCTAGAGCAAAACGTGGGATGGTTGGCAAAGATTTCGCTGTTATCAAGCGCTACCTAGCTGGCATCGAACCAGAAGCAGCAGCTGCCATTGCTTGCAAGGTGACCTTTGACAAGGTGTTCTCTAGTAAGCAAAAAGCAAACCAGCTTCAAAACGTTACTGATGCCATTGGAAAAGCAATAGAGGATGAATGCACCATCCGCCACTACGAAACTAACTGCCCTGGTCTCCTACATGTACTAAAGGAGAACTATTGGCACCGTTCAATAGGTACAGAACAAAAGGTAGTGGTCATCAAAACATTGATGAAACGCTATGAGGTAAAGCATTGGGAACCTTGGGGCATAAGTAACCGAATCAAATTAGGTGGCTGGTTACTTGACTGCATCATTCGGGCTAGCGGTTGGTTTGACAAAGAACTGGTAAGAGAAGGACGAAAAACCCCACAGTTTATTGTCCCTACTCCTGAATTTTTAGAAATAAGGGATGAAGTCATGGCAACTGCTGAGTTATTCAGCCCACTTGCTTGGCCAATGCTGATCGAACCAAATGATTGGACTAACGAAAGACAAGGCGGATACATCCTTAATGAAGTGATGAAGGGGTATGACATGGTGCGAAGGTCAGCACCCTGCCTTATACAGGGGGAAACACCCATCACCTTTTTGAATCATATTCAGAAGGTTGCTTACACACTTAATCCATTCATTGTTGACGTTGCAGAGACGTTACAAGAACGTGGTATTGCAATTGGTAAGTTTGTCCCTGTTGTAGAGCTACCTCTACCTAATAAACCGTTAGACATTGCAGAGAACTTCGAGTCTCGTAAGGACTATCGACGCACAGCAGCTGATGTAATGAACATCAATGCACAACAATTCAAGCGATCATGTCGTACACGTATGACCATGAACGCAGTCAAGGTGTTTAAGGGTAGAGAGAAATTCTTTATTCCTTGGAGCTTTGATTACCGTGGGAGAGCTTACCCAATCCCTGCATTTTTAACTCCACAAGATACTGACTTTGGTAAGTCACTATTACTATTTGCGGAGCAGTCTTTAATGACTTATGAAGCAGAAGACTGGCTACGTTTTCAAGTAGCTACGACAGCGGGTAAGGACAAAGAAACGATGGAAGATCGTCTTAATTGGACACTTCACAATCATGCCCTAATCACACGTATTGCAACGGACCCTATTGGAAACCTTTCAGACTGGGAAAAGATTGATGAGCCTTGGCAATTCCTTGCCGCTTGTCATGAGTACTATCATACTTGCATTTTGTGTGACAGAAATTACACAAACTTACCTGTTGCCGTTGATGCAACGTGTTCAGGATTGCAAATCCTTGCGGGTCTCGCTAGGGACGCCAGTACAGCAAAACTTGTTAATGTCTTGCCTAGTGAGAAGCCACAAGATGCCTACAAGGTAATTGCAGAAGTTGCAAAACCTAATACTCCAGAGTCTATCCGTCCATTTATGGATAGAAAGACTACAAAAAGGACGGTAATGACAGTGCCGTATAACGCCAAACCTTTCTCAAATAGAGGCTACATCCGTGAAGCTTTAAAAGAAAAAGGTGTTGAAGTTGAAAAGGAAGACCTAACAGCAACTGTTAATGCTGTCAGAGGTGCAATGAATGTCATTGTTCCTGGTCCGATGGCTGTCATGAAATGGATCGAGAGAGAAGTAGGGAATGCTATTGATCGTGGTGAACAAGAGATTCAGTGGTGTACTCCTTCAGGATTCATTGTCACACAACGATTAATGAAACCAATTGTAGAGACTATAGAACTACAACTACTAGGTAGATGTCAAATTAAAGTAGCTACAGAAAAAGGAGACAAAGTTGATAAATCGCACCATAAAAATGCAACTGCTCCTAATCTAATTCATTCACTCGATGCAAGCCTCCTCCACCTATCTGCAATACGCTTCAACGCACCGCTGGCCCTCATACACGACTCGGTTCTATGTCGTGCTACTGACATGGGTATTCTTTCAGCCATTGTTCGTGAGACATACATGCATTTATTTGCAGAGCAAGACTACTTAACGAACTGGGCAAAACAAATCGGAGCCGAATCCGAACCACCGATTATTGGCACACTTAACCCTGAGTCAGTAATTGAATCCACTTATTTTTTCTGTTAATGACACGCAACACATACGTAACACCAGAGCCTGTTGTCCTTGAAGGGTATCAGGCTGTAATGACACCTTCTAAGTTTGGCTACTCGCTTGGCGCTTTAGTTGATCAATCAATGATTGACGCACTAGAAGAAGACCGCACAGAGTCCCTTAAGTGGGCTGAATCTAAACTAAAGAATCCAAAACGTTCAGTACTTAAGCCTGAGCCTTGGGAAGAAATGAATGAAGGACAATATAAAGTTAAGTTCAGTTGGAATGAAGACACACGACCACCTGTAGTAGATACTGAGGGCACCATCATTACTGATGACCGTCTTCCTCTCTACAGTGGGTCTAAAGTTAAACTAGCTCTTTACCAAAAGCCTTACATCCTGCGAGATGGTGTCACCTATGGCACTAGCTTGAAACTGAAGGGTATTCAGGTTGTCTCATTGTCAACATCAGCAGGTGTTGATGTCGGAGATATGTCTACTGAAGATGTAGCAGAACTGTTTGGTAATACTACAGGCTTTAAGGTTTCAGAACCTAACGTCGTTGCAGCAGAACCTAGCTCTGTTGAGGATGACACAGATTTCTAATGGCTTTCCGATCAGGTCTCGAAGAACGAGTAGCTGATCTTATGTGTGAGTTGGGTGTCAAGTATGAATATGAATCCACAAAGGTTCCATACGTCATCCAACATATTTATACGCCTGACTTCCTACTACCTAATGGCATTCATTTAGAATGTAAAGGCTATTGGGATGCAGACGACAGGCGTAAGATTAAAAACGTAAAAGAACAGCATCCAGAATTAGATTTACGTATGGTTTTTCAATCGCCATACAATACTATTAGCAAGAAATCCAAGACTACATACGCAAAATATTGCGAAAAGCTAGGTATCCCTTGGACATCATTTCATAACATACCAATTCAATGGTTTCTGTAGAGAATGAGTTCGTAGAACATATTCCATGTCCAGAGTGTGGCTCATCAGATGCAAATAGTTTGTACTCAGATGGTCACACCTTTTGCTTCAAGTGTCATGCAAGAACGTATGGCAATAACACCACCACTCACAATCATCAAGTGTCAAATGTACAACTTCAAGG